GTAGTTCAATAGTTCTGCCCGATGTATTTACAAATACTCTTAGTGCTAATCTATCGGTGACTGCAAGGGTTGTAGCTGGTACTGCCAATGCAGTAAAATAAGCATCTAATGTAGTGCCGTTTGTAATGCCTTCAGGTGTTGCTGAGTCAGTTGCAATAGATGTAAATGTAAGACCAATGGTATCATACTTTAGCAATTCAACATAATATGATGGACTGCCACCATTTGATAATGCCTTAAAGAATAGTTCTAAATTCCAATTACCAGCTGGTATTGATAATACGCTTGGGTCATTTGCATCTGTGATAAATTGTGCAATCAATCCATTGCCTTGAGCATTGGTTCTTGTAAATGTAGTACCACCTCCCAAGACTGGAGACTTGCTCATTTGCTCATAAGCAGAACCACCAAAAGTACCTTGATTAACTGAACCATTTAAATAGTAACTTACAGATGACCCACCACCACTTGATGTAGGGAAGTTTGCAAGTTGACCATCTCCACGAATGTACTGAGTTGATAAACCATTTGCACTTACCGCTAATGTACCACTTGTTGTAATTGGATTACCAGTAACAGAGAATGCAGTAGGCATCGTAAGGTCAACCGATGTAACAGTGCCCGTTGGTATTGGAGGGAATGCAGTCGGTGTTCCTGTGCCATCAAGGTAGTCGGTGTTGGTGCCTGTTGGCACATTAAACTTCCCATCGAACGTGTTCCAATCGGTTGAGGTCAAGTATCCGTCAGTGCTGCCATCGGCTTGAGTGATGCTGATATCTGGATTTGCTCCTCCGCTTGATGCAATGGGTGCTGTGCCGCTTACCGATTCAACAATGGTCGCAGGAAGCTCTGGAATAGTTGGCTTGTTTAATATCTGATTGTTGCCGCTTGTTGCATTCCAATCGGCAGGCCTTTCAATAGTTTGGAATCCTGCGCCAAGATTAACCCAGTAGGTAGTATTAGTAGGTAATAATGAATCATTGTTAGCAATGCATCTGTAGATATTTCCATTGTACCATACTACATTACCTATTTGGTATTGATTACCAGTTGAGGTAAGATGGTCAGTTGAGAATGCAATGGCAGTTTTTAAACCACCGCCTTCTCCTCCAACTGCCACCAATGGGTCAGCCGTTGTACCATTACCAATGATGGTCACACCATCTACTGATACCTCTGTAAGACATGGTGTACATGGTTGAAAGTCTGGTAATGGAATGTCACCCGTAGCGCATACATCATAACAACCATCTTCACTTGCACTAACTACTGATACATCAACATCTACTGCAACACAAGCCCACTCATAGTTAGCAGTCAAAGATTTAATTTCATTGACATATCCATTAGGTATTACCTCATATTGGATTACACCTATAGATACTTTGAAATCAGGGTCAGTACCACTAATCAATCTATAGATTCTTGATGCTATCCAGTCTTGAGAATCTTCACTATCACAAGGTAGGTGTGACTTTCTTACAACTGCATAAGCCGTTAATGGAAATGTAGTTAGATATAAAGTCTTGCAACCACTAACCTTTAATGATTCAGTTTTAGTAACTGATACCTTACCACGTTTTGCCCAAAATAGAGTTCCTTGTTTAGCATCGAAATTAGTCACTACCTCTGCTTGACCATTACCAATATAATGAACCCATGCTTTCTCATTACCATTGGCATTGAGTTCACATAGTGGGTAGATTTGGTCAAAGATATTAGCTACCTCAACACGTTGGTTTAATCTCTCTATTATGGTTTTAAGTAGGTTCATTTCAATAATTCATTTATGACATCAGCAAGATATTGACCATGTTTTAATAGGAACTCTTCTTGCTCCATATCTGTAGGTTGAAAGATAACTCCATAACCTTTAAAGTTCCTATTTCCAAATTGCAATCCATCAGCCTTATCCACCTCTGAATCGGGTAGTGTTACCGATACTGATAGACCATCTTTGATTACCTCTGACTGCAAAAAACCACCTTTAAGATTACCAGTTAATTGCAATGGCAATGTAGCAGATGTCTTAGTCTTTAGTTCAGCATAACCACCTTGAAAGTAAAGTGATTTAATTGGCTTACCTTTCTTAGTCTTTCCCTTTGAATCTATTCTTGGTTTACCAAACTTAAATGATGCTGGTGCATTTCTTACTGACTTAGGGTCAACATAAATAGGTGTACTTGAATAAGGAAATGTAGGTAGGCTATCCATTGCAGTATTAAAACCACCTTTATTACCAGTACCAAAGATACGTTTGTACATAACTCTTTTTAAGTTTGTACCAGCACGATAGAGTGGCTTAAAATTCGTCAACCACTCTTTGTTGAGAGCATCTAATTGTAGATTGATTTCCTTAATCGTAGGCATCAGGGTAGTGCAGTTACGTATTTATAGTTCTTGTTGCAGTCGAAACAATGTCTATCATCGGGCAATCTCATGTTAGTCAACATTGCACTTAACTCTTCATTGTATCTTGTTGCTGCAATATCACGTGCTTGTGTTATACCTTCAACATTTATTGATACAGATGTGTTAACTCTTCTTGTTGGTGCAATTGTAAGAGCATAATCATATATCTCAATTGCAGTAGAATATGCAAGTGGCATTGCCATCAATCCACCAATTGAACACAACCAACTTTCTCTATCGCAGTTGACATTATACACAAAGGACATTCCTTGAGTATACTTTTTAGATGTCGATGAAAGAACATTGAATCCATCAGTAGTTAGTTCAATACCTATGGCATCTACGAATGGACATATATGTGCTTCTTTTAATCGTCCACCACAATCAGTACAAGCACCTTTCTTGGTAATCATTTTAGTGGTATCATAGAGTGACTCATAGACAAAAGCCAAATCTAACTTTCTACGTTTTGCTTTGAACGTCTTACCTATAAACTCTTCTACTGCTTCGCTCTGATAATCGAATGTATCAATTAACTTTAGCGTTGCCATATCAAATACCAATATCTCTACTGGTGTAGCCATTGTGTAAATGTCAATCTGTAATTGAGATAAGTAAAAGTTTAAGAATGATGTATTATTTGGGTCAATCTTAACACGAATACCAGCATATTTACCAGCACCAAGTGCAAGGTCAACATTAGATGCATTAGTTAATACCTGACCAATTCGTTTATTTTCAATGATGGTATCTGCTTTCATTGTTGCTTGTAGTCGTGTGAGCATATCACTACTTAACTTTCTCCAAGCAAAGGCTCTCTTAGCCTCAAACAATTCTACACCAGTATTGTATTGGTCAGTTATTAATTGACCTAACAGAGTCGTGTTAATGCCTAAATCGTCAATGTATAAACCAGTAGATGGTTCTGAGATTTGGCAGCCTTTCAAACCTAATAGTTTTTCAAAGCACATATTTTAGTTTTTTCAAAGTTATAAAAAAGGGTGGGCATTTAAACACCCACCCCTCAATTTATTCTGATAGTAAATTGTCACCATCTTGACCCAACAATTCATCTAAGTTTTCACTCAGTAGAAATTGTGGGCTATCTATGGGTTTACAATAGAAACACAATTCACATAGTTAACACCAGCAAACTTATCTCCAGCCTCATAGATGTCAGTTGGCAATGTAACAATCTTACCAGTAGCAGTTACGATAACAGATAAGTTACCACAATCATCTTTAAGGGTAAGGTCAACTGGTACACCAGCGGGTGTGAATGCAATTGTGCGTGAGTAACCAGCACCAACAGATGGTGTAAAGTTTGAATTCCACTCAGCCAAATTGTAAGACAACCATTGGATAGCACCAGCAGTAGTTACTAATGCTTTAGTTTGACCACCTTGAGCAGTTGCAACACGAGCATCATAAGCAAAACCGAATCCATTTTGTTGAGAGATTGCTAAGATATCAATACCACTCTGAGAGCAACATCCAGCCTTAACTGCATTTGCGTAGCGTTGCATTGCTGCACCACCAAATGCAATCGGTGCTGATGGGTAGTTAGCCATTGCAGTAGCTTGAGTAATATCAGCAAGTGCAAATGGGTTAACATCATTTGTACTATCATTGATAGTATTTACTACTAAGCAGTCACCAGTAACGGTATAAAAACCTTCAACATCAGTACCCCAATTACCAATAGCAGCAACTGATTGTGTAGCAGCAACAGATGCAACTTTTCTATCAATTACATCCATTAGGCGCATAACTGATTCAAGAAAGTATACACTATTGTCTTGACAATGACGAGCAATATCAGCACCTGAAATTAATTGGGATGCTTGATAAGTATCAGTAGTCTCTAAGGTGTAAGTTGTTGTAGTGTCACCATATACATTAGTAGCAGTACAATTCATAATTTCTGCACCCTCTTCTACTTCAGTTTCGGGTAGACGTTGAATCCATCGTGCTTCAACGGTTCTTAGTTTTCCGTTTCCAGTAGAAACTTCTTGACGAATTAATTTAACATTTTCAGGTGAGTTAAGATACTCAAGAAAAGGTAGTGACTCACGTTGACCAACTTCAATGAAGAGTTGACCAAGTGGCATTTGAATGTTTGGACATTCGGATAGTATACGAGAAATTGACATTGTTAGTCGATTTAAAAGTTAGATTAACACTAATTCAAGGTTGTGCTATACACCTACTTTTTTTGTCTTATTAAAGTCAAGACTGACTACTTTGTCTTTTTGCGTGGTAAATTTACAAAAATATTTTAGATATTATTTGTTTTTATCAAATCGTTTTTAAGGCATCAAATATGCGATTTAACGCACTCAATTAGTTTTTGATACTGCAATACCTTTTTAAAAAGATAATACTTTTGCCTGATAATCAATCAATTACAAACACAAAAAAAGGGTAACATTTCTGCTACCCTTTCCCCATTTACTTAATCTTCGCATAAAAAGTAAACCACTATGAACACTCAAAGATACTAAATTACATACCTAAAAAACGTGGGTTGACTGATTTTGTTTTGTTAGTTTGAACTGGTTCGATTGCTGGAATATATGCACCTCTTTGATTGATTGGTTTACCTTGATGAACATTTTTCTGTATGATTCCAGCATCTGTTGCTTCTTTCAATAACACATCTGAGATACCTAAAAATGAACCAGCCTTAGCAGTTGACTTTAATCTTTCACCACTCTTCTTATCTTTCACAATTGCATTACCATCTTCTTCAAGGTCTATCACATACTTTTCTGCTATGACTGATTTAAAACCACGTAATGTAATATCACTAACTGATGGGTCAATCTTAATAGCAGTTAGTTCTTTCTCAAAGATGGAATTGATAGAACTAATCTTAGTCTCTTCTTTTACTTTCTCTTTGTACTTGTCAAACTGAGTCATTACATCTTGACGTGCAGAATCTACATCATTGTGCTTCTTTTCAAGTGACTTATACTTTGACTCCCATTCTTTGATTAAGGTCTCTGAGCCGTTACCTGATGCTCTCTTTTCCCATTCTTCACGTTGTGCCTCAAATGATTCTTTGGCTCTCTCTGATGCGCTCCTAAGTACCTCTTCTACTTTCTTATCTTTAAAGTCATCTTCTGTTAGTACGATGCCAAATGGTTCAAATGCCTTACGTGCTACGTTGGTAATACTACCAGTAACACGACCTATCTTAGATGATAGTTCCTCACTTTTTATCCATTGTGCTGTAAATTTTTCCTTCGCTTCCTCTATTGATTCTGCGCTTTCTAAGTTTAGGAACTTCACCAGTTCCAATGCTTCTGCTTCTTTCATTGTTATTTGTATTTAGTTCAATTGGTTTAAGTTCTAATCTGCGACCACCATTAAGTATCAGTAGTTCAGCAACCATATTAGAGACTTTTTTTATCTCTCCTTCAGGCATTACTATTACGTTCATTTGGTAAAGATAATAATTTTTTGATTGTGTTATATTGGTGTGAAACCTTCTGCTTTTGCTCTTGCCTTTACAGAATCATCTACAAACTCTTCTTCTATTGGCACTAAGTAATGTCTGCAATTCCAACCACCAACAAAGGTAAATATTGACTTAGCATCAGTACCTTCAATACGACCAGCCCATGTACCATCTTCAATATCATCAATACCAGCAGAGTTAATACCTCTACCCCATTGTTCAATCTCACCCTTATGAAATACCCCACCTTCACGATGTTGGCAGAATGGTCTTGTGGTTGGTATCTCACCACCAAGATATTCAAAGTAGGTAGCACCAATGGTTTCATTTACCGCTGCTGAATAAGACCTATCAGCAACCGCTTGAGCCGTTAATGCATTAGTCTTAATGTGCCTTAGTAAGAAACCATCATTAGCATCAGTACCAAGTATCACACCTTGTAGTGCATTAATAGTATCTCTTAGTGGCGCACGTGCTGATATATTAGTCACCAATTGTTCAACAAATGGTTGAGTGACATTGTTCTTTAAACCACTACCAATGAATGTATCTATTGCATTGGTCTTAGATATTTGTAGTAGCTTAGTTTGTGCAGCAGTTGGTTCAAATGCTGGGTCAAATTTCTGAGCCACTTCATTACTCAATATAACACCTTCATCAATAGAGTTAAGAAAGGTCTTGATAACTGCTTGGTATTCTTTACCAGCTAATGCCTCATTTAACTTATCTGCTATGATTCCAATACGTGCTACGTTGTTATCACTCTGTATGATGTTACCAGTAGAATCTACTTCTAAGTCATTGATAACTGGTAGTAGTTCTTTCCATATCTTGAACTGCACCTTCTCTGTAGCAGTACCCATCTTATCAGGTGTGCTATCAAAAAGTTTAATCTTTTCTTTGACGATGTCACTAAGCGATGCCACTCAATAGATTTTGTTGTGCTAATTGGATTGGGTCTAATACTTCTCTTACCTTACCTACTGCTGCATCACGTAGTTGTACTATTTGTTCTTGCATAGGTTGGTCTAAGAAGTTTTCATATTCTGCATTAGGTACAAATGTACGTATCAATTCCATCACAAGTTGAGGTGCTGATTGGTGTAAAACATCTTGCCATTTCTCTATAGTACCTAATCCAAGTCTTGCTACTATATCTGCTTGACCCATCAATAGAAGTTCATCAGCATTCATAATTAATTCATAGACTGCTGCACTTTCATCATCTGTATAGTTGATGGCTTTAATGTAGTTGTATACATTAGCATAAGTTACCGCTGGAGGTACACCAGCCGCAATACCCTCTGATATAACTGCAAGGTAATCACTTGGAGTAGAGATGTCAAACGAAGTAGGATATACCAAAGTAACACCCCCAAAGTATTCGCCATAACGCATCTGACCAATAGTGTTGAGCATAAATTCATACATTCCAAAGAGTTGGTCAGAGATAGGTTTAACAAATGCATACAATGCTCTCATTTTATTAAGTGAACCAGTAGCAGTTGATGCCTCACCTATCGTTCCCGCTTGGTCACTTGATGGTAAATGAAGTACATTCCTTGACTTATCCATCTGAGTATTAATCTCAGTTCTTAGAAATGTTAACGTGTCCATTGGAGGACTAACAAACTTCATGTAGTCTCCACTTAATCCTGAGTCACCTTCACTCATTGATGTCTTAGGTTTAACTAACAACATACCAGTAGGTGAGAAACGACTTTTAACTCCAGCACCACTACAACTTCCACAAGTACGATAGCCACCACCAATAGGGTCAAATATCTGACCATTGTCACATCGGTTTCCTTCCCTATCTACGAACTCACATATCTCACCAAGTGCAACCATAAATGGAAATGCACTTGTAGCCTTAGACATCTGTAAGTATGATTCATCTAATACCACTTGGTCAAGTAATGGTACTGCTGTGATGAATGGAGATTGAAACACCAATTCATTATTCACTAACAATGGTGTACCCATTAACTTACGACAAGGTACATAGCCTAAGTCGTGATTAAAATATAAAACTGGTTCACCAAAGGTTAGGTCAGACTTCTTACCAACTTGCTCAATTCTCCAAATGTTAACGTCGTCAAATAACTCAAGTATGATTCCACTTTCTTCAGTCTTGCTACCTACTTTAACAGAACTATTATCTTCATCAATTACCAAGTACCATCTACCATATTCTTGACCTACGATTCTTTTACAATTGTAGTATGAAGGCATTGGTTTAATTAGGTTGTTACCCATCAATACCTCTTCACCATTATCATTACTTTCAATATCAAAGTCTTCAGGTTCAATGGCTATGATACCATTAGGGTCAATCAACTTAAGAGTAGGTAGCATTGACTTGACAAATGCCTCAACACTACCAAACTTTTCAATCTCTTCATTAATGAATCTGCTGAATGTATCTTCACCAAATCGTTCATCTATCTCAGGTCTAACATTTATTGACCAGTTTTGGTCTGCAAATGCACGACTAATAGTAGCTTTGAAATCTTCAAAGACATTAAGAGTAGTAGCCTTGTAGTTAGCCTTGATGTACTCATATTGTGCCTCTGTTTGGTTAGGACTTCTAACAGATAGAAGATGCTCAGGGTAGACATCAGCACGTGCGTGAGGTAAAATAGAATCATACATCATTGCAGAGAAATTGTAACCATCCCAATATTCAGGATATTGATACATTCCTACCCTACGTTTTGATATAGGATTGGTCATTGACCTTGACTTGTCATTATCGAATGCCTTGTGTTTGTAGGCAAACTTTCTAACAATCTTATTTACCTCTTCTATAGAGAGTGCCATTATGCTACGATTTTAGTAGATGTTGTTGAGTTAATTATGTGTGAGCCACAAGACTTAGAACGACAAAATAGAACTTTCATAGTTTTAGTATTTAGAGATTAAAGATATACCACGACCTTCAGGTGTGTTTAAAGTTGTTGTATTGTACTTATAGAAAGCAGCATATTCAACAAGTCTCTTAGGGTCTTCTAAATGGATGGTATCGTGATATGCTATTACACCACCACGTGCTACCAACTTTTCAACCAACTTGAATTCAGGTAGGATTGATGCCCAAGAATGGTCACCATCAACAAAGATTAAGTCAAAGTGGTTTGGTGGTAACTTACTTAATTCATTGTGTGAGTTACCTAAGATAAAATCAATTGACTTACCACCCTCTGCCATATATAACTTGGTTGCATCAGTTCTATAATCATTAATATCAATACCAACATATTGACCACCTTTAGGTAGTGCCTTGATAAGATGCTGTGTTGTTTCACCTTCAAAGACACCAATTTCAAGAATGGTCTTATACTTTGACATTCTGACTAATGATGCCAAGAATTTACCTACCTCATCTTCTGAGTTCCAGTCATGTCTTGCAACTTCTGTAAATGTTTCTGTAGTAACAATATCTGTTTCTATTTTTTTAGTTTTTACTTTCGGTTTATTGGTAGATATATCTTTCATTTCTTAGGTTTCTTTTTAGTTGGCTTATACATAAGTTATTTGTTAACGTATTTTTGCCCTATGATTCTATCAATATGGAATTGATGTATTTTATTTTGTGACCTCATCATTACCTTCATTAACCTATCAAGCCATTCAGTATAGAATCGTGATGTAAAGTTACGACCTCCATAATAAGACTGAAAGTAATAGTTTTCTGTTACCTCTTGAAATGACAAACCACGAACAGATGCAAAGTGAATAAAACCAGTCTCTGATTTATTATTACCTCCAACCAATCCATCATTTTTATATGATGGGTCATAAGATGTCATTGCCAATGCAACATTCATATATAGTTCATCGGGTTGACCATTACCCCACTTCATTCTAAGTCTATTAGTTGGTAGTTGATTAGTCGTATAAAGGATTCTAACAACACCAAATAAATCTTTGGACTCTTTACAAACCTTGATGAATTGAAGGCTGCTATTGATAGCTGGTAGGATGGAATCATTATCTAACTTGAAATGCTCCCAAATATCATCAGCCCATGCCCATTGCATTGAGGGGATATCACGACCTAAATCAATAGTATGATACCCCACACAATGACTGATGTAATGTCTTTTAGTGCTAACTAAATCATCAATGAGTGGTTGAATGTCTTTCAAACATATAGCATCAACATCGAGATATAGGTTATTTTTAAAAGGCAAATATTTATATAGAGAAACCTTCAACATAGCTGGGTCAAATTTACCATCTACGTATAGGTCGGAATTTTCTATTTGATTTATTGAATCAACATATTTGTTAATGTCACCAGTTGAGCCATTACATTTACCTATGTCATCAACAAAGAGTGCAATCTTAACATTAGGTGAATGGTATTTAATTGAATAGGCTAAGTTATATGCTGCTTGGTAGTAGCCAACTTTGCCAAATGCAAATAGTACCACACCCTCCGTAGAAGGTGTGGCAATATCGTTAGTGTTTAATTCCAATTCCATTACCCGAAGATACCAGCTGGTGCTGCAAATTGAGTTGGAATGTTTTTTTCTCTCCAAGAGAAAGTTACTTCATAGCGTTGTAATTCATTATTCTGTTCAGGAATAATAAAGTTAGCTGATGTAGTAATACCTACTGGTGGGTCGATGTAAATAACCTTTCCTGAGTCACATAGATAAGCCATTATCCAACCTACTTTTTGTTGGTTTAATGAATTATAAAATGCGTTGTTTTGGTCAGTTACGTTAGCATCGTAAAGAGTAGCAGTTCTGTCTTCATTGATACGTATTGTAGTACCACAACCTACTGGTGAATCAACCGTAATAGGTGAACCAGCTGGTAAGGCAAAACGAATATCTTCAACTAATACTGCATCACCTGAACTAATAGCAGCAAGAATCTCTTCACCACTTGTAGGGTCAGCTAATACAGATGCACAAGAACCGATAACGATAGCAGACACGCCACCTAATTTATATTCACCGCACGATACTAAATCGTGAGGCTCAAGTCCTGATTCGCAATATGAGGCACAGCCCATTGTATATAGATTTAAAGTTATTGATAACACTATTTAAGGTCGTGCTATTTAAACCTACGGGGCGCAAAAAGATATACAAATATAATTAATTTTCGTAATACAAGTTAACAGAATCTTGAGTAGTGATTCTATTCAATTCCTGAGTTAGTAAGAATGGTTCTTGTGAGTTATCAAGTATTGATGGTAAGCAATCAGCATCTGCTTCAGTACATTGAACCTTTAAAACATTATTTTGTTTCTCAACTAAGTCAATATTAAATGAACCTAAGTAGGTATCAGCATCTGACCAATCAATGGTAGGAAATGCATTATCTTGTGGAAACATCAACACACCATTGACATAGCAATTGTCATAGTAGAAGATGGTAGAAAGAAAGTCAAGAACATATTCAGGCAATCTACCAAAGTGATAAGTCCATTGTTTTACTCTATTGACATAGTTAGCAGTCCACTTACCTGATGCATACCTAAAGGTGTTAGCATTTGTCACATATTGTGCCTTAGACCTTTTACCTTCTAATCTTATCATTGGTAAGAATGAACTACCACCAAATGCAAAATTGAATTGGTCTTGTGCGTTACAACCTTCTATCTTATAATACTTACAAGAATCGTTATAGTCACCAATTGTAAGTACATCACTATACATATCCCATTGTATATCTTCATCTATAATTGAGATGCTAATGCTTGAAATAATAAATTCACATAGTGTAACTGAACTTAATGTATCTTGAATAACATATAAACTTAATGGGTTGTTACCATCTGCAGTTATTTGAATTGTTTGCAATCCAGTGCCTATTAATTCAACTTGTTCACCACCAATTTGAACAAATGCACGAGTAAGAAATCTGCTTATTATATTAACACTTACATTGTATGTTAATCCATTGCATAGGTTATTGCTTATAGATTGTGTCAATGTTGCATCTACATTAAACCCAATAAGTTCAAATATAACTTGACTCTCACTTAATACAATAGTACCAGTTCCGCTTGTAATCCACCCATCAACAAGTATTCGTGGTGAACTTCTAAATACACCATTGTATATATAACTCTGACCACAAGTATTAGTGCAGAAGTCAGTCATTGCTAAACGATAACATCCAGCATTTACATCAACATTAGTTAAACTAAATGCAGTTGTAATCTTGTTATCTTTAAGAGTATAAATTGGCTGAATTACATCAATAAATTCTAATGTTTCAGAATCAACAATACCAACTTTCATTTGATTGCTTGATGGTAAACCATAGCCTCTAATATCAATATCTAAGCAACCTTGCCAACCAGTCCCTTCAGGTGTAAATATTAAAAGTGATAGACTATTACCAGTCAATGTTGGATTGGCAAAGTAAAGATTATAAGTACCAGCTATAGTAATATCATAAGTTGATGAACCAAACATAGATACTCTAATTGTACCTTGTTCAATTGATGGGAATGTTAATGTTATTTGATATAGCTGAAAAATGTAATTAGTCCTAAAATAAAGTGCATAGAATCCAAATTCTAAAACATTAGTGCTACATACTTTACCATCAATAGAATTCAAACCCCAACCAGCAAATTCTGAATCATATATTGTAAGACCTGAATTGTCACAATAGGTTGTATCAACTTGATAAAATATTTGGTCATTGAAGTCTACCAATTGTTTGTAGTCTGAACTTCCACACTCTTCACAAGGTGTGAGTATATCTTCTTTTGGATGAAAGATAATAGGCTGATTAGGTATAGATGTAAAACTCATCTTAGTATCTTATTAGATTTTAGTTCAAATGATGCTTCTTGTTCAATGATGCTTTTAACATCAACCTTCTTTATATAGCCTTTAATAACTCTAAGTGGGTCTTCATTTCTACCAAATGATATTGGTTTTGATGTGTTATCAAGTATTAACTCAATCTCATTCATTGTCAATGGTCTTTCAAAGTTATATAGATATGCTCTTACATCTTCTATGTTCACTGGTTCTAACTCACTTGGTGGGTTGGTTGCTAATAGTGGAAGTCCATTAATAATTAAATATGTACTATATAATATTCCATCTTCAACTCCTTGAGTTTGTATTGCTTGATTTACTGGTGGTCCAGCAGTACCTATCTTAGTTGAAACATTAACCTTAATCTTGTCACCAGCATTCATCAATATATTTATTTGCTTGTTGCAAATAGTTAGGTTAATTGATTGTTTCTGTAATATCGCTCCATCATAAGTTTGAATCACAACATTAGCTGAATTCATATGAATAATTGATATGAAAGAAAACTTACTACCAGTAATAAATATACCCGATAAAATCACATAAGAATTTATATTATAATTACCTAAGAATGGTGCAGTATAAATGTAATTGTCAAAGTTATTACCCGTATCATATTGTACATTAGTAAATGGTATTGGGAATCCATTATCTGATTCAAAGTCATTGAATGCTCCATCATCAGCAGTAAAGAATGGTTGACCAGCAATTGGATAGTCACCAAATGCAGTTAAGTCAGCAAGTTGATAGTTAGGTGGTATGTTAAGAAAACTGAATAAACTATTAGGATATCCACCAATCCAATTACTTGATACGTTTATATTTCTAAATCCACCATTATAAACATCTTGACCAATGTTATACGGGTCAAATTTTAATGCGTAGTACAAGTTAGTAGTAGCACTATATGTTGATTCAATTACGAACGTATCAAGTTTTCTATCTTCTGCATTAAATCTAAATACATCCTCAATGATATTAGTGTCAAAGATTATATCACTTGAATTTAAGTCAAGAACTTTACTTGTGTTACATTCACCAGTAAATCCAAATGTCTCTTCACGAAATCCTCTAAATGGTGTCTGAGTGAATGAACAAGTACCATCGGTACAATTCTCTGCTTCTAACATTGGGGATGAACCAAAACTTACCGCTGAGTATAATCTATCTCTATCAAATGTAAGGTTGATATTTGGCTGGTCATATAAGTTTACTACTGCATTTTGCTGATTGATATATGCAGCCTCTTCAATTCTTAGTAATGGTCTACCATTAGTTTGTTTTTCAAATACTATGCACAAGTTTAACTTCCTATGCATAGCATTGAATAACTTCTCAAAACTAACAACTACCTCACCAGTCAACCTACTTCTTATTGCCTCACCATTAGTTACAATGTAAAGGTCACCATCTGTATTAATATCAAACTCAAAAAGATTACTTGCAAAGTCAATAAGGTTATCACTCATACAACTAACAAGATGCTTAAACACATCAAATATTTGATATCCTATGATATTGGATTCATACACACCATCTGCTGGATTAAACAACTGACCATTAATAATTGTTGGTGGTGTAACTGGTTGCAAGTTTTTTGTCAATGCATTGAGCATTGAGAATGGAATGTTTTTATTGTTATTTATTTTCGTGCTGAAACTTTCATCATATAGCTTAGTCTTAACTTGACATCTATCAAGGTTAAAATTACACTCAGATAAAATGAAATACCCTTTTACCAATTGTTTAAATACACCTTGACATCTATACTGGACTTCTACATTAATCAGATTACAAAATCCACTATCATCAAGTTTCTCAATAAGATATTCAAATGTTTGACCAATGAATATTAAATCATTATTGAATGAAACAATACGTGCATTAATAGATGCTTCTTCTGATATCGTAAAACCAAAATCACCAGCATTAGTTGGCTGACCTCTATCTTGTCCATCTATTAAGAATCGTATATCTACTGCCATTGGTAACGTGAATCAACTGGATTACTAAATCTTGTTTTAGATTGTCTTAGGTCTTTCCTCAATCCTTTTAGTTCAGACTCCATAGTTTTAGAGTTTAAAGTAGCATTTACATTAACACCCATCTCTTTTGATTTTGAGTTAAGCATATAGTTCATCAATGCTGGTCTAACATATCGTTCATTGATTAGCTTCTTAAAGGCATCTGAGGATTGATTTAATGCATTCAATTCTCTTCTGTGGGTGCTTGATTGCTTTCTATTAACGATGTACTCTCCTTCCTCCGCTTCTAATATAGTGCCACCTTGACTATGTCTTTTGCCACCAACTACACCACCTTTTTCAAATTTAGGTATCGGTTGACTGGCAATGGCTGCTATTTGAATTGCACCAGCAGCACCTACTATAATTGATAATGGAATGTTTGGTAATGCTTCTGCCACCGCACGTGCAGTAGATACAACTGCTTGAAAGATTGCTAATGCCTTATCATTTTCTGCTTGTCTTGTTTTTTCTTTTGCTATTGCTGCTTGTGTTCTTTTTTCAAGTGCAGCACGTTGTTTAATCTTATCTGATTCTAATGCACTTGAGTCATCAATTGCTTTTAATTCTGTTTCACTTTGTGCAGTTATATCTGCTACTCTTTGCTCAGATGCTTGTTTAGATATATCATTAATACTTGTAAATACACTAACTACTGCATTGGCATACTTGAATGCTTCTTCAATTCGCTTATCTTGTTCACCCTGAAGTGCAGCAGTAGTATTTGCATTGATTTGTAAAACTTTTGCATTATACTCTTCTTCACTTAATAGTTTCTTATCAAGTGCGTTCTTAGCTTTTATACCCTCATCTTCAATCAACTTAACACGTTGGTCATATGTTGACTTACCTAATGTTACTGCTGCTTGTGCTTCAGCATTATCAATATCAATACGTTTGTTTGCCTCTACTACTTTTGCTTGAGTAATGTCAGCATCAGTCTTAGCTATGATTGCTTTTCTATCTGCTTCTTTCTGTTCTAATGACTTATTAGAATCTTTGTTAGCATTCAATTCTGCTTCACCCCTTGCACGTATTAATGATAGTTCATCTTCAAGGGTTGTTACACCTAACATCTTTTGCAGTTCAAATGCCTGAACTCTTAGGTTGTATTGTTCTTGAATACCTTTGTTCTTGATGTCAGTTACTTTCTTTTCGTGATTGGCATTCAATATCTCAAGGTCAGCAAATGATGCTTTGTTAGCATCAATGAGTGCTTGTAACTTATTCTTTTCAATCGTGAATGTTTTATCTGCTATCTTAATTTCTTCTTCAATGGTTGCAGTTCCATTAATTCTTTTCACCTCCAGTATCTTAACCTCGTCTTCAATTGCTTTGTTTGTTGCATCAAGTCGTATCTGTGCAACACTCTCTGCTAATTGTGCATCAATAAGTGCAATGGTCGATGCTCTTAACTTTGCATTCTCAATACTTGCTTTGGCATCAGCCTTATCTATCTCTGCTTGTTTGTTAGCTTGGTCAATCTTATTTTGAGTTGATTCACCATCTATTATCTCCAATCTTTTTAATCCATTGAGTTCAGCAGTTAACCTATCTTGAATCAACTTATCATTGATGTCTTTAAGTTTTTCTGCATTCTCTTTGGCTGCTTCAGCATCAATTAAATTGATTGATGTATTAGCAGTCTCAGATACATTAGTTTTTATATTAGTAATGTTTGCATTAACCTCACCTAATGACTTGATGGTTGTTGCTTTCTGCACCTCCAAATCTTTAATAGCATTTTGGTTAGTCTTAATTGAAAGTGCTGCATTGTCATTAGCAGATTTACTGGCAACATCAATTGCTCTTTGTTTTGCCTCAATCTGTAAAGTCAATTGTTTTTCTTGTTCTATTAACTTTTCCCTTTGAGTAATCTGTGGTAATAATTGTGCTTTGATTTCTGCTTGGGTGTCACGTTGTATCTTTCTTGTATCTGCTGCTGCTTGGGTCAACTTATTTTGACTCACTAATATCTTATCATTTAGGTCTTCTCTTTCTGCTACTTGTTTTTTTATTTCATCAGTAGCAGCCTTGTTAAGTTTTTCTTGTTCAGCAATCAAGTCATTGAACTTCTTTGATGCTGCTGCATTCTGTTGATAAACTTGATACAATGCACCAAGTACAAGAACCAATGCACCAATACCAGTACCAGCTATTGCTACCTTTAATAAGTCAAGACTTTTCTTGGTTGCTAATGTTGCTACCGCTGCACCTTCTTCAGCCGTTGCTAATGTTGTAGTGGCAGTAGCAGCAGCACCAGTCACTACTACCTTTTCTTTTAAGAAGATATTCTGTAATGCTATCTTGGTCGCACCTTGACCAGTTACTAAGTTAGCTATCTCTTGCAGCCCAGTTAGTAATGCTAATGCACCCTGAGTTCTTGCAATTGTTTTATTAAGTTCTTCACTATCTACACCAAATGCAGCAGCAGCACCTTGAGCAACTGCAAAACCAGCAGCCAAACCTTTTACCGCACCTAATGCTGCATCGAACTTGAATGTGTCAGATGCGAGTACCTTAACCCTTTCTTGTGTATCTCCTATTTGGTCTTGTAACTTACCAGCCTCAACTGATAGCTTTTGAAATGCTAATGTACCATCTTGACCAGCAGTCTCAAGTGCTGCTAACTCTTCTTTTAATTCTCTTAATCTACTTTTGAGTGATTGTGTTTTCTTACCCGTTGCATCAGTACCATTGGATGTATTGGTTAATGTCTTTTGGTAATTGGCTAATGCTTCTTTTGCTTTTAGTGTTTCTGCTGCATTCTCTTTAACAACTTTACCTAATGAGATTGCAGCCTTACTAAACTTTATTGATTCACCAGTTAGCTTATTAAGTGCATCACGATTCTTATTGATGTTTGCTATGTTACTATTGATTGCCTTAGATACCTCTTGTGAACTAAAGGCTGCACTCATGGACTTACCCATTGCTTTGTAAGCATCAGCACCTTCTTTGGCTGCTGCTTCAGCACTATCTCCAATCTGCTTATTGGCATTGATAATAGTATCTGTTACTGCCTTTAATGATGCTGCTTGTGCTTCATACTCAATAATAACTTTAGCCACGATTCTGAGATTTTATGAACGATTCAAATTTAGTAATAAATAAATCAACATCACTATGCATTAGTTGATTGTATGCAACCACATCTCCCTCAACTATTGTCATTACTTGACTTTTAATTCTCGTGGTCGTTTCACTCGCTCTGTATCGTGGAGAGAATCTAAGTGGGTCAATGCTTTGATTAGGTTGCGTTGTGCCTCCACGTTGTATTCCCATAATTTCTGCATATCTTCGGGAGACATAGACATTAAGGGTATTAGCGGCTCTATACCCAGCCGTGTAAAAAAATCGTGTGAACCCTCCATGCACATCTTTTCAAACACATCAAGTTTCTCTTTGTGAATATCGTTGTTGATAATGGTAGGGTCTTCATCATCTCTTATTATCCAAGTGGCTGCAATGTTAAGTAACAAGTCACGATGTATGATGGTGTCTTGACGTTCACGTATGATGTGAATGTAGGTAGCAACCAATGCTGCATTCTTAGGATTGGATAGACCAGCAGCCAATGCTTTCTCCATACCTTCTAAGATACCTTCCATCTCACTACCACTTATACCTGAACTCAATCTTTCAAGTAATGCCATAGACATTGAGAATCTTTCAAGTGGCATATTGGTCTCTTTAGGGAATCTAAGATAGTTATACCCATCTTGAGTGAATACCTTAACAAGATTGTAACTGGTTTGTTTCTTATTCCATCTATTGAATCGATGCCACAACTTGTGAGGCATTAATTTTCTGAATAACTTCATCTATTGTGTTGTTGCTAACCAACCTATCTAAGTTGGTTAAGGTTAGTAATGTAGTGCCTTGATTCTCTACAACCATCATTATCTCATTGACATTGACCAGCACCTTGCAGTCACCTAAATCAATTGCTGATAGTTCTTGTAACTCTTCATCTTCTATACTCTTATTGTATTCTATTAGGGTCGATTGTAAGATGATAAAGTTTGCCATATCTCACCAGTATTCATGTGGGCATTGTGCATCTTCTACCCTTGTCTTAGCTGGGAGAAAGCAACCACAAGCATTACAAAGGTTTAATCTCTTATACCTATGTTGGCAGTTGTTACATATTGCAGTTCTACCCTTGCTTAGTTCCCTTGACTTCTTGTTAGCAGTTAGGTAGTAATACCACCCTCTAATGATTGCAGATAGCTTACTCATTGGTCAGGTTAACTATTGATGGTTCACTATCACTAACTGCAATACTAAAGTCAATGCAAGTATAGGTGTCAGCACCTATAGTCAAGTCTTGTCTTGTGCCATTAGGTGTATCAGTTGTTATCCATAAGGTATATCCTTGTAATGGGTCAATCAATACTCCTTCAATTGTAATGTTACCAAACTCATCACTAACACTAACAAAGGTCTGAATACGACCAGTAGCCTTATACTGGATGCACACAAGGTAAGATGTATCAGGTTCAGCAACCCCGAATGTAAGACCAGTAGCACATACATCTACATAACTACCTGAGTCGTAACAAGGTGAACAAATGCTCATAGATATCTTTTTAAAATTGAATTGACAAAGTAACGAAAACAATCTAAAAAGTCAGCACGTTCAGATAGGTTTTTTCTATTTGATTTAATGATACCACCATCAGCATTACATTGTACTTGTTTAGCATCATACACAAAACCTTTACACCTAACAGAGTTAACTTTAATGTCAAGTCGTGTTAGTGCGTTATTGCAGTCTATTCTACTATTGTAGTGGGTAGGATTAGCTGGTATGATTATCTGACTATCTGCAAGGTGCAACCTTCTTTTGATTTGGGTGTAGGCTGAACTATTATCACGTTGCTGAATACTTCTACCATTGCCCATTGCATCCCCAGTTATCCTAAGTAGACCACGTGGTACATTAAGACTTTCAACATAATCACAGAAGGCATCTATACTACCCTTGTCTATGTTTATTTCACCAACTACTGAACAACCTTTAGTGGTGTGTTGCTGAATAATTAATGCTGACAATGGGTTAATGTTGAAATCGACTGAGATAAATACTGGTAGGTTAGGATTAATAGTAAGTGAATCGTCTATGTGTAAATCATCATTCCATGCATACAAGAATGGATTGTTTACTTCATCCATTACATCCCAGTCACCTTCTACGAATCGTGCATATTGAATTGGTGGTAGTTCTTTAAGTGACTCAAGATAGTCTTGACTTATGTATGGGTTATCTGTGATGCGTGAGTTGATGTAGCACCACTTATCAGGTAGTGTATTGTTTCTCCACCTTTCATAGATAACTGACTTAACCCAATTGTTAGCTGGGTTGCAAGTAGCCAAACATACTATTGGTGCTTGACCTATAGCTTTATTCCAACTACCTATACGTTCTTGCACCTTGTAGAATGTTGCTTCTTGTAGTTCGTTTACTTCGTCAAGACCAGCACCATTCACTTCTAACCCTCTGAACCTATTCAAGTCTTTATCATCATCATATGATTCAGCCATGAAGATTAGTTCACTACCATTGGTGAACGTAACAACATTGGTCTCACGATTCCATGAACTAATGTATTGATTTAACCCATCGTTAAGTATTGAACTGAATGATGGAAAGGTAGTACGTTTTAAATCAGGTAAGGTCTTACGAATGATTACCCATCTTGAACGTGGGTAGAGTAAACAGAGTGATGATAGAGTTAGTAGTAACCAGTAGGTCTTACCACCTCGAATTGCGCCACCAAAGACTATTACTTTCTTAACACCATTAACTGCAAGGTCGTATGCAGTTGTTTGACGTTTGGTTAATTTGAAACTCATTCATCTTTGTCTCCCTCAGTCCTTATGATGATTAGTGGCTCAGTTGTGTACATCGTGCTTTCACCATTGTTTGCCCAAAGTTTCCTTTGTCGATTAGCTAACCAATGCTTTGCTGCTGGAGTATCAGGTGGTAACTCTTTTCTTAGTTGTACTATCTGACCATCCTTAGTTAGTGCCTCTTCAATGATGGTTAAACCTAATGCACGTTTGTACATTGCCTTAGCCACTTTGCCATCAGCATTCTCTTTCCCTTGCGTTAATGACTCAAAAAACATTGGGTGTTCGGTTTTCCAATTGTTTAATGTTTGTTCAGTTATACCTAAGATGTTTGCCATTTGGCTATCTGATAAACCAAGAAGAGCCATTTCAAAGACTTGGTCATTGAATGCCTCCTTGTACTTAGTTGGTCTACCTCCCTTGTTTGGTTCGTCTTGTGCTTCCATAACTACAAAGTTACATAAGAATTTAGTTTGTCAAGTGAAATGAACTTCTGTAGTTCAAATCCTTGAGCCTTAAAGTTCATTGTTGTGCAATGTTCCATAAGATAGTCTTTAGGTATTAACCATCTACTTTGTTCATCTACTATCTCAACTTTGTCAAATGTCACACCATTCTCAATCAGGTAGTAGTTGATGCCATAAGAGTTATTGACTCTCATAAGATGCTTTGACCTTGACCTTACCAGTCTTAGAGTTCTTGTTGCTTTATCAATCTGACCTATGGCTCTCTTCTTACCATCAGCAAGTAGCAATGATAGATTGATGATTGAATCCTTATGAGAGGCAATTAACTTATTACCACTTGAATCTTGTATGGTGTGGGTCTTATTCATAACTGGTAGGTATCAATTCGTTTCTTGACCATATCAATGAACTTATCCATCATTGATGCATAGTAGGTGTTGAAGTCATTAAAGCCCTCAGGATTGCGCTCAAACAATACGTATAGGCAAGACCTTAATCTTTGACTTGGTGTCTTAGAACCCATCTCCTCTGCATCTATCTTGATTGACTTGAGTAACTCTTCATCATTGTAATTAAATGCCTCACCTTTGAATGCCATTACACCTACACCTGATGTCCATTGGTTGAATAGTTCAGCAGCCTTTGCTGGAGAAAGTTCTTGTGTACCAATCACTACCTTTAAGGTCTTATCTCGTCTTGTAGCAACTGATTCAATTGCACAAGGTATAAGTAGTAGGTTACTATCCATAGGTTTCGTTGTAGTATTGTTCAAATGATTGGTAGATTCTTTTGTTGTCCTTCATGTGGCTACATCCTTCAACAAACCAATCTTCACTTACCTTATCCATCTGCTCTTTTTCCATTGCTTTGGCTTGTTTCCAAATTTCTGATTCTTTATAAATTCTACTTTTTATCGAATCATTTGAGATGTTATTTTTGTGTAACTCACTATATAACCACTCAACTGCTGTTTGCTTTTTAGCCATAAAACTGATTATAAAAGTCTAATGATGCTTTTGGTGCATACCTTTCAGTCTCACTATCTTCAAGTCCACATTCATAAGCACCCATTACTTCCATCTTATGCTGGGACTTTAACTCTTCATAGTTGGTATTGAGCCATTGAATAAAATCATCAATGTTCATTTCGTTTTGTCTTTCAAAGATTAATTCAATAACAGATTGTTCAGCAGCCATAGTGTTCAGATTTAGTTGGTTTACTTGATTTATATTCATTACTAACCTTATCAAGGTATTCTTTGACCATTACCTTAATTAGTTCTTTGTGCGATGTTGGTATGCGAAATGTGATGTTAATCGTGCGTTCACCATACTTAAAGGGATGACCAGCACCTATCCTCTTACCACCTCTGTTATCTTTCTTTTTTAGTTCCATGTCAACAAATATAGTGTTTATATGATTACGTTTTACTTTATTGTAACACGCATATCTATTTTGTAGTTATGGTATTCAATGTGCCAATCTTCAATTGGGTATATTTTTCTTGCTAATTCATTTTTTTCAATTGTATTATCAATATTAGCTACAACAATACTAAACTCTTTTTTCTCTAATGCATTTACACTATGAATTGAAAAATATTTATTCTTATTTACTTCCATCATTTACATTTTTTATTACTACAAAATATCTTACCATGATACACCTTTGCAAATTCGCACTTACCACCTCTTATTTCGTAGTAGTTGAACTCACAAGGTAATGGTTCAGAAAGGTTGGTTGGTGTCTTTATCCCAGTCTTTATCTGCATAATGTCTTAAGTCTTTAGGTTGAGGTAAGTAACTACTGCCAATATCATGTGTAACAACATCAGTAAAGTTGGTCATGTTAGGTGAATGTCTAAACTCAACCACACCAGTAGCACCTTGACGATGTTTTTCAAATAGATAAAAGATATGATTGGTGTATGGTGTATCATTTTCATCATTCAATCCATAGTATGATGGTCTCCAAACAAAAGCAACTGAGTCAGCATCTTGCTCTAATGAACCTGATTCTCTCAAGTCAGATAGGATTGGTTTCTTATCAGGTCTCTTTTCAACTTCTCTGCTCAACTGAGCAAGTGCTATGATTGGTATGCCAAGTTCTTTTTGTGCTGCTTTTAATGTTCTACTTATCTCAGCTACCTCTGCCTCTCTGTTACCACCTTTAAAGCCTTCTATGGTCATCAATTGTAAGTAGTCAATGATTGCCCACTTGCATCTTCCCTTACGATGTTCTTTCTTCATTACTCTTATTGCCTCATGGACACCACATCTTGCTTTATCGTAGATTAAGAAAGGTTGTTTCTCGATACTTCCAATAGTCTTTTCAAATGAATGTAACTCAGATTGACTTAGGTTACCATCACGTAATCTTGATGAATGGATTGAGTCACCAGCCTCTTGTAAAATTAACCTTTGACATAGTTGACTCTTATTCATTTCAAGGTTAAAGTATATACCAGCCTCACCACTTTTCATACCATGAAATAATGCTAATGCAGTTTTACCCATCGATGGTCTACCAGCAATGATTATAAATTCGGGATGGAATCCACCAGTAAATTTGTTGAGTGAGTTAAGACCAGTTTCAAGACCAGTAGTTTTACCCGATAGTGTTAGTGCTGCTCTTCTATAATATGCCTCACGTTCATCATTGGTAAGGTCAGATAGGTTAATGATATTATCTGAACTACTACCAGTATCAAGTAGGTTGGTCAATGACTTGATTATTTCAGTAGCAGTTGTGTAACCATCGTTATTAAGAAGTCCTAATGATTGTTCAGTTACTATTGATGCTATTGACCGCTTGATGTGGTTATCTTTTAGGATAGCAATGTATTCGTTAACTGGTTCGTTGTAGGTCAAGTTGTTTGACCAAGTAACTATCTCAGATGTTTCTTTAGGTGTGAACTTATCAAGTTCATTGGCAGTCATAAAAAAGTTGACCAAGTTAGGAGTAAGTCCTTTGTCAATCGTTTTCTTAATTACTCCATAACATCGTGAGGTAAGCACCTCATTGAAGAGATGCTCACCTAATTGAGGCATTAGTTCCTGATGTGTTTCACCAGTCATTAAGATACCTATAAGTGCTTGTTGTGGGTTGGTCATTTGATATAGATTTTACAAACCTTTTTAACGTATCATTAAATGAATTTTGCGATGTTCTACCATTTCTTCTACCATCTTCACAACTTTTATTCAATCTACGTTCAAGGTCTGTCAATGCTTCAATAGTTTTAATAGCATCTTCTTTAGTTAAATCATTGACTAAATTATACTTGTTATCATAGATACAAGCAAATAATATTCGGCATTCGTCTTTAGTAAGTTTCATAATTGAGTAAGTAAAATGGGTGGTAATTAGCCACCCTTGATTTTTAGATGTTGATGTTTTTGTCTTGACAATTTTTGTCAAACATATCTATAAGTTCAGCCATCGTAAGATTTCCAATAGTAAATGCTCTCATTGTTTCACCTAAATTAATATAGACAATTTTTGCATCTTCAATTGTTTCCATTGTAACAATGTCAAGGACTGCATCTCTACGTGATGTGTAAATTCTTAGTGTAATTTTTTCTGTGTTCATAAGGATTGATTTAGTAAGTGTTTGAATTATTGATAGGCAAATATACACAATATTTTGAATACGCAATACATCAATCAAATTATTTTTAATTATTTTTTGTACGTACAACTATTTTACATCGTCACCTACATAGTGTTGACCTTGTGATGAACGATTAAAGACTACTGGTGCTGACTTGACAAAGTTGGTAATGTTATTAGTCTTGAGTTCATAAAGGTCTTGCCAATTATTTTGTATAGACTTTTCAAGTATCTTAATAGCAATATCTTTATTTGCCTTAGATAGTTCTTTAAGAGTCTTAACAAGTAACACAACTGCATTCTTAGTAGGTGTCTTTTTGATACTTATTCTCATTTCAATAAAGTTGATAAATGTCTTATTAAGAATTTCATCAGTTCCTAAGTATTTCTCTGAATCCATCAACTTGACAAAATCACTTATAGATTTTGGCTCTTTGTTATTCTTTACTTTAACTATTTCTCTTTCATTATCATTTACATTATCATTTACATTATCATTATCAGTTGATTCTGTTGAACACACATCAACACTTTCAACACGTGTTGATTCTGTTAAACTCTGTTGAAGTTGTTTTAATGCTTTGATTTCTGCTGACTTTTTACCAGCCTTACTCTTTGCTTCTATTGATTCTAAATAACTTTCATTGTCTCTATCTAATTGTAGTTTGATAGGATTAAATACAAAGAATAGCATATTAGATGGGTCAGGGAATGTACCATACAACTTATACTCAAAGATTAATCTTGTTAGCTTACCTAATTGTTCATCGTCCAAAAATCTTATTGTATCATAAGAATCGTGGTATAATAGAAATGCTTTTTTACGTTTCATAATAAAAAAATACCCTATGAGGACTGCGGTCGAATCGGCTCAGATTTTACTCCTTACCTCGCAGTCACCATAGGGTGACAATGTTTTACAATTCATTCAGGATTCGACCTCTGAATGGTGCTAAGTTACTAAAATAGTTTCAAAAATTTACTTTCTTTTTTGAATCTATTATCTGCTTCTTGCAAGTTTAACTTAGCTTGTTTAAAGTATGAATCCTTTAACTCAATACCAATAGCCTTACGACCCATTGAAACTGGACTGAACACCTCACTACCTACACCCATAAAAGGAGTTAGTACCACTTCATTAGGGTTAGAGTATAATTCAACTATCCTATCAATAACATCTAATTGAAGTGGGTGTACGTGCTTTTCATCATCCTCTTCTTTAGAGTCTCTAAATGGTAATACATTATCAATTCTAATATCATCCCATACACTTGATGCGTAACGCTGCCATATGTAATGATTCAACTTTGTAATCTTACCATCTTCATTAATATTATTGAGATGTACCCATAGTTGCTCTTCATTCAAATCTGATTTATTAGCATTATTCCATGCTCTTAGAATATTTGGTAGTATTGGAATTTCACCAGCATAATGATTAATTCCAAATTCGTGAGTTACTGGTACTTCATTATCTCCTTTCTTAGTAAATATTAATACATAGTCAGGCATAGCAGTAAAACACTTGGTACTATCTTCTACAATGAATTTATGCATTAATGATTGAACCATTGTACGCATTCTAACTTTTAGTGGTTCTTTCCAAATAGTAATTCTATTACGATATTCAAAACCATACTTAGTATGAAGTCTAATAATTTCATTTGGAAAGTCCCAAAGTCTACAAGTATTATCAAATACATCGGTACAATGAACGGCAGTTATTCTACCTTTCTTAGTTACCCTTGCAACTTCTTTAATTAAAAATTCATACTGTTCTAAGAATTGTTCTTTGCTTTCACAATTACTAAAGTCATTCTCTGAACTTGAGTAATTATATAATCCAGCAAATGGAGGACTATATACACTAAGGTCTATTGATTCATCTTCAATAGTTGGCATTACTAACATACAATCGCTATTATAGATAGCATATCTGTCTGTTACAATTTGGTCTTTTACTTTGTTGTTCATAGTTATTAAAATTTAGGTTTGATTATTTCTTTGTTAAACTCTTTTGTTATGTTAGTAAATGTACTATTTACATTTTTTGTTAGATTCTCGTGTAGTTGAATTGCTTTTTGTGTTTTTTGTTGTAGTGCTTCAATTACCCTTGTTTGACCATCTGATATAACCATGTCAATAGTAACATCATTCTTTTGACCAAATCTCCAAAATCTTCTTATAGCTTGATAATATTGCTCATAAGACCATGTTGGAAAAAATACAGAGTGATTACAATGCTGCCAGTTAAGACCCATAGATGTCATCTTTGCTTTAGTTATTAGTCTTTTAATTTCACCATTTGCAAATGCTAATAGAATCTCTTCTTTACGTTCTATTGATTGACTGCCTATAATCTCTACTGCTTCCTTATCTGAATGTTTTAAGATGCTGCTTTCATTATTAGTATTGCACCAGTATACACTTGTTTTACCATTCGCTAATTCAATTGCTTTCTCACATCTAATTGACTCTGTTTTCTTTTGTTCGTGTCTTACCTCAGTCATTGACTTTGCCACTGGTGTAAATAATTGTATTTGACCATAAGCATCAATCATTGATTGATTCTCTACAATGTGTTTATTAACTATCAATTCAGGTAGATTATATCTTTCATTTGAAAATCCTATGTCAGATGGCATCTTAACCATAATTGACCATTGATTAACCCAAGCAAAGAAATCCTTTTCAGCGTGTGGCTTTAAATAAAACTTTTCACCAATATTTCTATTATTAGAATCAACTGAGTTTTGATTGTTTTTAAAAAACTTACCTAACATATCCATATAACCCATGTATCCTAATGCTTCACTACTTGTACCTAATTCAATAAAGTCATTAGGTGATGGTGTAGCAGTAGATAAGAATCTATAAGGAATCTTTTTTACAAATGATGTAACCTGATTTTTAATTGCACCATCAAAGTTCTTTAAGATTGAACTTTCATCTAATATAACACCAACAAAATCATTAGAATTAAAGTAATGTAATCTTTCATAGTTACATATTACTATTTTCTTAGTATGCTTACCATCCTTTGAATATTCAATATCATCAATGCCTAACTTTTCTGCTTCTAAAATAAATTGAAATGCTACTGCTAATGGTGTTAAGATTAATACTTTCTTATTTGTTTCTCTTATAATGTTATTTGCAATTGATAATTGAATTAATGTTTTACCTAATCCAGTATCAGCGAATATTGCTATTCTACCTTTTTTAATTGCTTTCTCAATAATAAATTTTTGAAAGTCAAATGCAATGTCAGGAATATAATTTGCATCAAATCCAAAATTACCTATTGAATGTTTTTTCTGTTCTAAAAATTTCTCGTATTCGTTCATAGTAGTTTGTTTTTTTGTAAGTTAAAAAAAGTGGGCAGTTCAATTAGTCCCTTAAATTATTTTGTATTTCTAACAACCGCCCACCCCATTGACATCGTGTCAATATCATTATTCAATATCAATATCTTCTTCTTCTACACTAAACCAATCAATAACACTACCACTACAATCAGGTGCATAAGGACATACAATATATTCTATTTTTTTCTTAGCCAAATAATTATACTCAAGATGTACTTTATAATCTCCAACTAAAAAGTTTTGTCCACAATGAATACAATGCTTTATCTCAGTTAGTTTTGGTACACCTTCAAATGGGTAGTTTTTCTTTAAGTATTTTTCTTTGTCTTTAATCTCTTTAAATTCCATTATTCTTGATTTAAATATGATTCAATCACTTTTATTGTTTCGTCTACTCCAGTAGAAAATAGTGCAGCATAACCTAATTCATTCAATGCTTTTAAGACCTCTGCTTGACGTTCTAAATGCTCATTAGCTTTCAATGTACCATCTTTCTTAAATGGGTTAGCTTTCTCAGTCTTAATCTCTATAAATAGACCAGCAAAGTTACCACGTGGTAAGGCAATGAATAAATCAGGATAACCTTTGATTGGATTCTGAGACCTATGCTTATTTGCCATATAAGGACTCAGGTAGAGTCCAGCAGCAAAATCAAACCTAAAGATTAACTTAGGATACTTAATGGTTAGATACCTTGCTATGACCTTGTATATCTCTGCTTCTTGACTCATTGAGAAAAAGTTTGTAGTTGTGGATTAGTTGACTTCTTGAATTGTTGGCAAGGTAAAGATAGTAGTTGAGTTCATATACTGGCATCCATTCAAATCTGTATGACTTAGGGTAGAGTCTTTCTAACTCTTTCTCTGAATATGTGACATCAACCTTTGGTGCTTGGTCTTTAATGTCAACACCAGTAATCTTAGACATCTGTTTTTGAATTAGTAAAGTTAACTTGTTATGATTAATGTCAAGGTAATTTGCAATCTGTAAAGATGGTAACTCACCACCACATAAGAACCATCTATTGACTGCTATTGTGTACCTCTCTTCAATCTCTTTAAATCTCATTGACTTATCAGTCAAGTATTCGATGTGTTCAATTATTTCAGCCTTCATTGGTCACCTTATAAATTTGTTCAACATACTCTTTGCCAGTGCTATAGTTTTCAAGAATAAATCCATTTCTACCTAACAAGTATCCATTATTCCAAGCAGATGATATATTCATCTTTTCAATCTCTAAATAGTTTTCAATGACTTCTATTACTTCAGGACATTCTTTGTTTAACTTATGGTGTACACTAAGTAGTCTAAGTATTATTTGTATTGATGTTTCTTTTTTCATTTCTTCAAGATTTATAAGATGAATTAAAATGTGATTTGAGTTCATTGATGTTCGTGTCAAGATACCCAGTAATTAGCTTGTATGCATCTGCTATCTCGTGGTCATTGTGACGATATACTAAGATGCTATCTGATGTGCTGCCACTTCTCTTTGACCTTGCAGTAACTCCAATATAGTAGAAGTTCTTAGGGTCAATTCCAGCTATTAATGAATACCATACTGCTTGAATGTGATTATAGTGCTTAACCATATCTGAACCAAATACATCTAATGTTTTTGCTGATGTTGTTTTTATATCAGCTATCACATTTAACTGCTGATTGTAGATATCAAACATTGCTTTACCTTCTATTGTATGTCTACCAATTTGAACATCTTTAATCATTGGATGCTCATTGATTGCACCATCCATGATTCTTTTAGCTACTGGATGGTTAGATATTGCCTTGTGTACATTGTATGCTTCAAGGTTCATCTGTTCAGGTTTCAAATCAAGTAACTGATGATGTAGGCTAACACCTAACTCTAAGGCTACTTTTGCATAGCTGATGTCACCAGTATAGTGTTTCTTGATTCTTGAACAAGATAATGCTGGAAAGTAAACGAATTGGTCTCTTGTCATAACTAACGAATTACTTGTGTTTTATGGTCGTAAATTTCAATACCATCTATCTTTACTACACCGCACTTTTCCATAGCTTTTGCTAATGGTGTTAGCAGTTCTTGGTAGTCTAAACACTCAGCAGCAAACAATACATTAAGTACCATTGACCAATTTACTTCACCACAGATACGTGCTTTCTTAGTCACTCTAATGTTCTTAGGTTGCTCAGTATTGATACTAATTGCTTGGTCAACAAAGTAACCAGCTAATGTATTGAATACATCAATGGGTGCATCTTCTAATGCTTTCTCTGATTCAATTCTTAGTTTTTCGTTTGCCTCACGTTGCACCTTTTCTAATTCTTCATTGTAGGCTAACATCTTAGTCTTAGCAGATTCAATGTAATTCTTGAGTGGTTCAGTTGCTTCTTTCTCCAATTCCATTATCTGCTTCTTGTAGGCATCCAATGGTGCGGTAATCGTTTTACGGCTCGATTCAATCGATTTAACGACATCATTTGCTAATTTAATAGTATGCTCTACAATGTCATAAGATAGTTTATCTTCTACCTTAGATGGTGCATCATTGATTAGTTGCTGAGTCTTTAATGTTGTTTGATTATTTATCACTTCATAGAGTGAATCAACCTTGAGTGTTATTTCTGCTTTCATAGTGAGTTTATTAAGTGGGGACAAATCGTCCCCACGTATTTAATTAATTAAAATGGTAGTTTGGTTGGGTCTTCTTGGTCACCTTGCATCCAGTCAAAATCACTTGGGTTAACTGGCTTTTCAATACTGAATGTAGGTAGTGCTTCAATCTTAGGATAAGTAGCAGACATCTCAGCATTCATGTAAGCTATAAATTCATCACTAAGTTTAATCTTATCTTGAACAAATTCAGGTAGGCTTCTGAACACAACCATGTCAGGTTGTTGAGTTGAGAATACAAGTGGTGGATTAACTGCTGGTGGGCATACCATACCTTTAGGTAATGGTGTAATAGTTTGAATGTTGGCAAATGTCTTATCTCCACTTTGTTTATGAATGATGTTGACCATGCATTCTCTACCAATTAAACTAAATACATTGTACTTCTTAGCCTCGTCTTCACTCAATGTCTTACCCTCAATTGAGTGAACATCTTTTCTTAGGGTGCTTTTCTCATGCATTGATAAGGTGTACATATTACGTGCGTAGAATGGCTGCTCACCCTTGTTAGGGTCAAAGATTGCCGTCTCTAATGGTAGTTCAAAAAGGACTTGTACCTTTCTCTTCTTACCACCAAACTGACCAGTTTGCTCTGTAGTTCCTAAGTCAATGATTTGGTAGATACGTGCAAGATGCATTCCTACTGGGGCTATCTTGTTTGAGTAATTTGAGTCTCCACCGATGGGAGCATTTAAAGTTGGTAACATAACTGATTTGGATTTATTGATTAAAAATTAAAGTGATTTAAACATGATGTGTGCAGCCTCTTCTAACTTAGCCATTGCCTTATCAAATGCTAAAATATATTCATCATTAGATACTGCAACATAGTCACGATAGATAAGAGGTACATTGTGATACTCTTCTTTGTGGAACTGACGAGCCATTACCGCACAATTAGAATCGCATCGGGTAAAGATTCCGCTATAGCATCCATCGTTTACAATTGAAACCATTGAACCATTAAGATGGTCATAGTGAAAATAGGTGTTACCCTCTACAAGTTTGAAAATAGTTGATGTGTTCATAGTTTATGAATTATAGATTGATTGATTAGAAATTTAGAAATGAAAATATAGGGAGACCTTAGCCTCCCTGATTAGGTTAGATTAATCCTTGTTCTTTTAATGCTTGTTTTACAAGTTTCTTGCTTTCTTCAAATGATTTGCCACTTAAAAGCATTTCAATTTTTACCATTGCAATGAAGCCTTTTTCAACTTGTTCTGTGATGTATTGTTCTATGTTCATAATGTTTGATTTAGTGAGTGAGTAAATGTTTTGTGATTGATTGGTAGGGCAAATGTAAAACTATATTTTGATTCTGCAATACCTCAATCAAAATAAACACGATTATTTTTACTTACATTGCGTAACTGATTGATAATGAAATACAAAACTTTACTATTTGATTAGTTGGCTACTCAATCCAATACCCAATAAAACACCAACACCTATCTTAAATGCAGTAGATTCATACCACTTGGTTTCTTTCTTAACGTAGATATTGGAAAGGTTAGTGATTGACATAGTAGGATTATCAATGTGCAATCTAACTACACTATCCTTTTTTCTCAGTAACCTATTAAATAAACCATCTCTTAACGTATCTCCTACCGAATAGCTCAAAGTACCACTTGATATAATTGAGTCTATTACAAGGCTTCCTATAGAGTCAATTTTTCCATCAATCGAATACCACTCATTATAATCTGAGAATTCAAGTGGTAGCTTAATGTAATTGCTTGAATCAATTGTGATAGGTTCAGCAAGTTGAATCTTGGTTTTAACGATGGTCTTATACTTAATCTTGACTACCTCTTTAGGATTGCGAATGGCTAACAACTTAATTGCCATATCTCTTGAATCAATTTCAGATTGATAGTTGACCGCCTGACTAATCAACTTACTTGAGTCTGCCATGTGCTGCACCTTATAATTCTGCACCTCTTCTTTCATCTTACGATAGTCAATAGTAAGTTGACCATTCATTCCACAAGTATGAATGAAGATAAGCAGCATAACCATACCACCAACAATCATCAACACCTTATCAATTGAATCAAATTTATTTGATACCATAACCACCAATTAACTTAATGAACTTTTCCCACTTTAATTCAAAGCATGACTTATCTCTTAGGTTTGACCTCAATACATTCTTAGCTACATAGATTGGCATTTCTCTCTCAGTCACATAATGCTTCACCACAATTAGCAGTCTTTCATCTGCTTCTTCTTCATCCATTGGTAAAGTACATTCTCTCATAATTGCCTTGTTGCTTTCTTAACTAATGCGTATATTGATTCATCAAGTCTTTTCATTGAATCATCAACCATCTTGAGTAGTTCAGTCTGCTCTAAATCTTCCATCTTACCCTCTTTATCAAGCAGCAACTTAACCACTCCAGCAACTGATGTTAAAGGCTGCCTTAGTTCGTGAGATAGCATAAATCTAAACTCCTCAAGTAACTGCTTTTGCTTCTCGTGTTCGTGGCTGGTGATTGATGTCACATCTGTTATTTGAAAACCAATAAAGTGTAGTGAACCAAGTATAGCGTAGCAGTTCCACAACACCCACCTTAACCCACTATTTTTCTGCTTAGTTCGTGCATATATTCTTACTGGGTTAGGTGTAATCTCAATGGCTCTCTTAACAGATTGTACATAATCATCTAACTCAGTATCATCTGTTATGATATCACTTACCTTCTTAGGTTTGATGTGAGATGAATACTCTTTGAAGAGGTCATTAGAACTAACTATCTTACCCTCATAGTCAGAAACTACATACAACAAGTCAATAGAATTGGCTAAGATGTATATTGCTGACATTGATTAACTCTTAACTATCTTGTTAATCTTACGAATCATATCTAACCAGTAGAATGTAGACCTATATAACCAAATTGAGGTAGCAAGTAACATCAACATCATTACAATTGAGTTAGATAAATCACTATATAAGTAGTCTTGAACCATCTTATTATTACATTTTTGTATAGAATAAGGTTTTAGTTCTAACTTTTTACCCTTAATTAACCACTTAGCATCACAAGGTTGTATGGTATCTGATGCTCTAAATGGTATTACTGGTATTGGCTCAACTTCTACCTCTTCTTTCGCTTCAAATTTAGTGATTTCTTTATCAACATATAGTGTCTCACCCCATTGATTTTTGTAAATGTACATCGATGTGTCACCCATATAGTGATTGATGAACATAAATGGTTCAGGTTGCTTGACTTCCTTACGATTTATAGTGTAACTTGTGTCATAAGTTACCTTAAATTGTGAATGGATGGTGTCCTTAACTGCTTCAAACATCTGAACCTCCTTTCTCAGATGGTTTCCACACCCATTTTAAGGTCACTACTGCACCAATGATATATGCAAATGACTCCTTGTCTATCTTCTTAGTAAAGAATAGCCAAAAACCAACCACAGATATGAGTGAACCAATAGTCAAGTGCCAATACACCATAAGTAAGTCAGCTATTTGTTTGAATTTCTTAGGGTCGATAGCCATAAACTACTATACGACCTTCTTGAAATATAGTTCTGCTTCTTTTTGCCTTCTTTTGGTCAAACCTTTCAACACTACACCACCACCACGATTCCATTTCAAGAACTCTGCTGCTATCTTAGGGTCATTTGGGTTACTAAGTACCATCTTGAGTAATGTAGACTTACTGAGATTGCCTAAACCAACATTAAAGGCAAATGATACCAATGCATCAAACTGATATTGGGTTAACTTGACTGACTTGGTGTACTTACTTACGTAAATATCGTAGTCTTCAAGGGTATTAATCAATAATATCTCAGCCTCTTCTTTGTCACGCAATACATCTCCCATTTTGACATTTGATTTGTCGGGATAAAAGCACGAACCATAGCCAATTGTAGGCACATTGGCTGAACACCTATATGCATTCAGCCTAAGACCTTCAAAGTCTTTGACCAACTGAATACCAGTCTTACTTATGTTCATTAGAGGATTTCATATTGGAATTGGATTGTGCAGTAAGGCATTGCTGCTTCAGCATTTGCAGTTGTAATATCAACAAGGCAAGTGTTGTTTGTCGTTTCTGCACCAATTGATAGCCCTACAATCTCTGCCAATGTGCCATTATATGACCATTGCATTAAGCCGAAACATTGCTTAATAGTTGTAAAGTTAGATGCAACTGGAAGTTCAATTTCAAATGCGCCAGTTGTTTCACCAAAATCCATTGTTATCTCCAATTGTACAGAAACGGTTGCCACGTTTCCAACTCGAATATATGTTGCAGCGTTTAAACTTGCACCAATGCCATTCACATATCCGCTAATTGTCGGAGTGTAGCTTCCACTTTCCAATCCAATAGCAGTAGCGATGTTTTGAACTTGAATCTTTTTAGATGTTCCTTGTGGACTTTCTGTATTATCATTGACATCCACAATATAAAGCAAGTCATCACTTGCTGCTTCAAGTAATGTTTCTAAGTCGGTAATTTTTACTCCAGCCATTTGTTTAGTTATTAGTTATGTATGTATATGCTTTAGTTGAATCGGTGAACTTGATGCCATTAAAGGTAAACTGATTTACATTGATTAAGAACACACCTACATTAGTTCCTAAGTGAACGCACATATCATCTACCACCTCAACAGATTCCACATTAGATGCAATCGCACCTATTACCGATGAATAGAAGGTCACGTAGCCGCCTTCAAGAGTTATGTCTATCATATAATTGTCATTGATATTAGTGAGATTACAGATGAGTCTGTTGCAGAGCCATTCTGAACTGCTCCGATTATGTACTTGTCGGTTGTCCAATCAACAGCGATTGCTGAGAATGTAGTATTTTGAAAGTCAGTTGCGACATTGGTAACTGCAACAGACATCATCTCTGTGTTGGTTGTTGCATTTTTAACCGCCGCAGTTCTTACCATTTGCTGACCGAATGCTCCCGTTTGATTACCCGAATAAACGCCAAGCAAAACTGCACCAGTTAAGTTGTTTGCAGAGTTTGCGTATATTCTAATGGTGTATATATTAGCTGCTCCCGTCTTTCGTCCTCTAAGCTTAAACTCTAGGATGTTGCCTGCGACAACCGAGTTGCCAGTAACAAGGAATGATTGACTTAATGTGTTTGCAGTTCCACTCGATGCAGCTCCATCGGTTGTGCTCTTGTATACTCCCAATGATGCAATGGTTATGTTGCCACTGCCAAGCAATGAAGTCGAGTTGATTGTCTTGATGTTTGTGCCGCTAACCAGAGCATCCTGCTTGGCCGCAAAAGTTGTGAAGTCAGCAACACTTAATGCTCCTCTGTTGGCAGCACTTGCAGTTGGTAGGTTAAAGGTATGAGTCGCACTTGTGGAGTTAATCGCAAAGTCAGTGCCTGCTATTCCAACTGCTAAGTTCTGCACTTGAGCAGTTAAGCCGTTTAATGAGTTAAGACCAGTTGAGAATGTTGTAATAACTTGACATAAATGACCATTCTCAGTATGTAGTTCAATAGTTCTGCCCGATGTATTTACAAATACTCTTAGTGCTAATCTATCGGTGACTGCAAGGGTTGTAGCTGGTACTGCCAATGCAGTAAAATAAGCATCTAATG